GTATGGATCGTTTTTAGCAGCGGTTTCGGCTGCTCCAGCGAACTTTGTATCTAGTTCTAGCATGAAGTCGCCAGTAGTTTTTATGCCCGGAACAAGTTTTTTTAGAGCTCCAGTATTGCCGTTATATGCTTTCGAAAGAGCAGCAGTTACGCTACCCAAGTCTTTACCAGTTCCCGCAGAAACGTTTAGAGCTGTGTTTAGAAGCCCTTGTCCAGCAGATAGGTTTCCAGTAGCCAAAACTGCTTGGGCTAAAGCTGGACGGAGTTCATCGTCTAGGACCGCAGTCGATAACTGGGTTTTCTTTATGTAGGCTTCCGCTGAAGCGATACTGGCGTCTGTAGCCCCTACAGTATTTCTAAGAGAGTTCGCTAAAAGTGCTTGGCTCTTTATGTCTTCAGAAGCAGCCTTAGTCGAGTTCTTCAGCATACTCGTTAGAGCACTAAAACCTACCGCAAGCCCAGCAGCAGAAAGAGCCTTATTTACGCCTTTACCAACCACATCTGCGGTTCTCTGAAACGCCTTTAGATCCTTCTGGATAGCGGTCATTTGTGCCCTGAATTTAGCACCGTCTACAACAATTCCTAATCTAAGTTGCGACATTATAGGACCACTTTCTTCTGTATCGCTTCGGCTACTACTCTAAATTCTCGTAGCGTCAGACTCCGAGCTTCAGAGACGGAAAGACCAGCATGGACTACCATGAAAGCCAACCTTTCCGCCTGTGACTCGGCTATTACTCTTTTGGGTCTTCTGGACCTAAGAACGCTGCTTGGGCTTCCCTAAGCGGGATTTTACCAGCGTCTTCCAGCGTGAAGTTTGAGTCTGTTCTCTTCCTGATTACGAAGATAATGGCTTTTAGTGCTTTACCTTTAGGCTGTCCAGCGTCCATAAGTTGGTCGATAGAAGAACCTGTAATTAGTTCGATAGTCTCTACTTCTGCCAGAGTTAGGCTTTCGAAGTCGAATTTTGCTTCATTGGTCATTTTTATCTCCTTGTTGCGTAGTTGATACTGCTATTCCGATAATCGGATACATTCAGATTACCAGCGTTTTTAGTGTATTTTTCGTAGATCTTTATCAAGTCTTGGATATAGAAGTCCGCTACTTTCTGTCGAACCTTAGCAGCTGCTTTATTCATAAACTGGGTAGGTTTGATGTTCTTGTAAACGAAGTTCTTGCGGTCATAGAACCAACCCCAGTTGATAGCGTTAGCGTAAGGAATTCTTGGGTCGCGACCAGCAGTAACTACTACACCGTTGAGACTTTTAGAAGTCTTGATAGACCCCTGTAAGTCACCATTACGAACTGGCACTAGCTTTACCGCTTCATCGGTAACGAACTTACCGACCTTAAGGTTAAGAGCTAAGAGTTCTTGTTCCGCACCCATAGCCTTAAGACCGGCAAGTGTTTCGCTAAGTCCAGTAACGTATATCCCAGACTCTACGTAAGCCACGTTATTACGCTGTGGTCTTCTTAGTTACACCGTAGTAAATAGGTGGAGTAGCGGTTGGAGTGTGTACAGAGTTCTTTACAGTTAGGGTTACCGAGAACTTAGCGACTTCTCCAGAAGTTAGATCAACTGGTGGAAGGTCATCGAATACAACGGTTCCTGTGTAGTGTGGTGCTGAAGTGGTTGGAGTCGCGTTACCCTGTGGTGCTAGAGTGAAGGCAACTTCGGTTCCATTGTTAGCCCATAGAAGGCTGTAAAGACTTGTTGCGTCACCTGAAACGATACCGTCAAGCTGTAACTTCCATTCTCCGCCTGTGCGAACTTCGCAGAAGGTTCTAACGTCACCCGGAGCGTCATTTAGAGTTAGGTTTACAGCGTTTAGGTCGCAGCTGTACTCGGTGGTTCCAATTTTAAAGATAATGTTTGTTGCTTTGATACGAGTCGAAGTCGCCATTTGTTTTTCCTTAGAGAGTAATGGATAGATCTAGGTTTAAGTCGGCTGCTAGGTATTCCGCGTTGTTTACCGCTAGTCGATAACTAGGGTTTACTTGTCGGAGAACTGCGTAGCCCAAGTCTCCAAGTGCGGAGACAGTATTCGCTATTAAGTTATCTAGGTCTTCGGTAGCCAATTCATTAGTTGCCTGTCCAGCAACCAGAGTTAGGTTTAGTCCGAGACGGTATTCGCTTCCAACGGTTTCTGGTACTAGGTATGGAGTTCCCGGAGTAATAATCACAATAGGCGGAACAATACGCTCTGGAACATAATCCAAAATTTCTAAACCTGCGTTTTGTAGGTCTAGTTGTAGTTCCGCTTTACTTGCGGTTATTTCATTAGTCACAAGCCCGGTCCAACGAACGGTAGAAGCATTTGGTAAGCGGCAGTCATTGGATCCTTAGCGATACGAACAGTCGTACCAAGGTCCGCGAACTGGGCAACACCATTTGGAGCACTCCTACGGTGGAACAATTCAGAAGCACAGCTAAGAACCGCTTGGTCCAAAACATCGCTAGGTACACGAGCAGAACCCACGAACTTAGATACGAACTGATTAGCCGAAGCCAAACAACCGTCTACGAACGTAGATACTTCTTTAGTACCAACGTAACTTCTAAACTGCTCCACCGTAACAGCCATTGAGACTAAGCCCCGGTGTTGATCTTCACGATAGCACCCTCGAACGGAACAGCGAAAGCCGCGTAACCGTAAACAGAGTAAGTATCGGTAAGAGTTGTAGGGTCTGCCACAGATAGACGGGTTGGAGTACCAGCCGACTCGTAAGTGGTTAGAGCCATTGAGTTCGCTAGGTAAGCGGTCTTAGCGTCCAACGCTGGGTCTACAACAATTGGTAGACCTAGGATAGAACCCTTTAGACCCGGAACGTTAGCTAGTCCGATAATGTTATCGCCTGTTCCGACCTGCTGAACTACTGGGCGACCTACGGTATCCACAATAGAAACTAGACGCTTGTAAGCAGTTACACCCGCAACAATAAACTCTGGTGCTAGACCTGTGTTTGTGTAGATGTAAGCAGCACCGTCCGCGATAGCACCCATAACAGCAGCAGCAGTTAGTGCTGAAGCGTCAAAAGTCTTTCCAGTCCATGTTAGACCAGCAAGAACCGCAATAAATTCGGTGTTCATTTTCTTAGCGTAAGCCAGAGACATAGCTTGGAAAGCAACGTCTAGGTAGTTTACGGTAGAACGCTCGATAGCCTGTTTAGAGATCTTAGTGAAACCGCCATAGGTGTTTACTGATACAGAAACAGTTGTAAGAGCGACAGCACCTTCTGATAGAGCGGTGTTTTCTGTGGTCTGCTTACCAATTGCTACGGTATTAGTGTTTACCTTTGCGTACTCCACGCTAAGACCAGTTGCTGGTAGAGCGTTGATAGAGAAAGCAGAAAGAGCTGGGCGACCTGTGTTGATTAGGTTGTTTACGAAACCAACGAAAGCTGGGCGTAGAGCTGCGTCTGCTGATGTTGCGGCACGGAATAGGTCGATAGCATCGCTGTCGCCTGAAACAAGTGCCTTAGCGTATTCACCCTGAGAACGGAACTTAGTCTCGAAGGTAGGTACGCTAATAGTTGGAGTCTTCACCAAGTCTAGTTCTCTGCGGATTTCCGCTACTTCGTCTTGTACTGCTCGGACGTCCAATTCCATAGAGTTATCCATGTTAGGTTCCTTTGTTGTAGTTGGATCCGTAGGCACTTCGCTTACGGGTTGTTCTTCTCGAACTTCTGATACAGAAGCTCCAGAAAAGGCTGGGAAATTTACGATAGACACTTCCTTAAGTGCTACGTGTGTTCTCGTTACTAGATTCCCGTCTCTAGTTTGTTCGATAGGCATAAAGCCAACTGAAAACTTGTTTACTACTCCGTCTTTTAGAAGCGTATAGGCTTCGTTACCCCTTGGAGTGTCGCTAATCATAGCTCTAATCTCGAAACCTGCTTCGGTATCTCTACCTTCGATAATTTTGCCAATAGGTTCGGAGTGCTGCCAAAATAGTTTGACGTCTTCTACTGATCTAATCGCACCCGGAGCGAACTTTTCTTGGTAAGCCCCAATGTCGGCAACTTGCCCATAAGGTACAGCGATACCAGATACTTCTCTAGTTTCAGCGTCTAAACGGACTTCGAAACTTCTAGTTTCCATTTCGGTCATTATTGTAAACCTTCCTTTATTCTTACTTCTTCCACAGTCATAAAACCAGCTCTAATTGCGGTCTCCCACATAGTAAAACGGTTAGCCATGTCTGCCTTAAATAAACCTTCGAAGTTAAATTCTGTTCTAGTTCCCCTAGGTAGGCACTCGCTTAGAGCGTCCGAGATAGCGTCTGTATAAGCCATTATTGTATGGCGGTAGAAAGTCTGGGATTCGTCCTGAAGATTAGAGTAAGTGTCGCTAGTTCCGTCTACACCTGTAAGTAATAGTCTTGCTGGAACACCGAATAGACGGGCTATAGCCTGAACCTGCTGTATCTGGACTTCGGTAAACATAGCGTCACGTGGATTTAGTTGGACAGTCTGCCACTCGAAGCCCTGCCCCAGAACTGCTACTTTTCTTTCTGACTGCTTGGCGTGCCAACGTTCGGTAATGTCGCTTGCGTCTTCACTAGAAATTGGTTTATCGGTTTTTAGGATTCCAGTAGGGATTCCAGCTTGTCCAAACCAGTTAGCAGCGAAATTACGTAGATCTAATGCTGCTGCGATGTCTTTATTACAAGCGTCTATAGGACCTAAGCCACGAAGGTAACCAGCACGACTAAATAGTTTTAGGTGTTGGATATCGGTCATAGTGGACTGGACTGCTGTACCGCTACTTACTTGGTAGTCATACCATTTGCGACCTTGCTCGTCTAATCTCACAGTTACAGCATTAGCGGGGATAAGAGTTAGGTTATTTACTTGCCCGTTGCTTCCATACTGCTTTAGCCAGAAAGCGTTACCGTCCAGAGCCATAGAAACTACAGTCTGGAATAGGAAGTCTCTACGAGTATCTAAATAGTTAGGCTTGTTTACGAGTACTGGGTTTTCTACTGGAACTTCGATACCAGTCGCGTAGCGGAAACTAACTAATGGCATTTTGGCGATAGGTGTCGCGATAATCTGAATAGATCTATAAACCGCTGTAAGGCTTAGAGCTTGGTTTTCACCGACAGACCAGTCCGACCGGGTAGGGAAAACTGGAGTTACCGCACGCTGTTCGATATCTCTGCCTGTAATGCGTTGCCATAGGGTCGCCATTACTCCGTAGCGTATACCACACTTACAGAATTATCAAAATACCTGTATGTCGTAATTCTGGTGTGTCGCAGAAACATAAAGAGCCATAACCGTAGCCATAAGAGCGTCAATATCTCCGAGAGATTCCTTACGACTAATAAACCATGATTCTCCAACATACTTACCGATACCCTTGGGACTCTGTAACTGAAGTAATGGATCGTTTCTATGTTTTACGGTTCCAGCTGCGAACATAGCGTAAACAGTACTAGAAGCCACGCTAATTTCTTTAGTCCATAAAGCCCAAACACTAAGCCCGTCCGTTTTGAGACGTTTCACCAAGTTTGGCATTTGTCGTTCGTCCATAACTACAGCAGTAATTGTTTTGCGGTCCCAGAGTTCCCTAATCTTGTTATAGAGTATCTGCTCTGTTGCTCCAGCGAACCCGGCTACGAGTTCCGTTTCATAAGTTCCGTCTTCGGTTTTACGAGCTGCTGCGATACTCGCATATTCCCAGTTCTTAGTGCGGTCTACTGCTAAGACTATGTTTTCTTCTTTAGTAATTCCGTCTCCTGCTGCCTTAGCGAATAAGTCTGAAGCCAACCAAGACTGGGAAGTTCCCGCTATGAACTGGTTTAGTCGATACCTGCGGGCTTCATGCTCGGGAATACTTCTAATGTCCGAAAGAACAGTACTTAGATCTAAACGTTTAGCGTCAATACTTGGATTAGCCTTTTTCAGAGCCATAGGGTCGTCCACTTGGGAACCTTCTGGAGCTTGCCAACAGAAGAAACCAAAACGCTCCAAGTCTTTATCGCCTTGTGCTGCTGCTGTGCCTAACTTGTATAAATCTATAAGCGTTTCGCTCGACTGGTCTCCAGCAGTAGTAATTCCGATAACCATACCGTCCTTACGTTGAGCAGTACCGAGAACCGCAGCCGACCACATACCTTTTTTAGCTAGGTGAAGTTCATCGAACAGACAGAGCGACATAGGGATACCTTGGAGTGCCGCTTCTTTAGCAGCCTTCACGTCATAGCGACCGGAACCGTCCAGAGTTGTAATTCCACGTTGCTCCGTAGCCTTCTTAAAACGTTTCTTCAGATACTCGTTACTCTGAATAGTAAATAGAACTCGACTATAAATAATTCGGGCTTGGTCTGTGGAAGACGCCAGAGAAATAACGTTCGCTCCCTGTTGGTGAAGTAGCAACCCATAAACTCCGAGTATCGCACCAAGTAAAGACTTACCATTCTGGCGACCCATACTAACCACAATTTGGCGGTAACGAAGTTGCCCCGGATATAGTGGGTGAGTCTGTGGGTAACGTTCCAGCATATGGCGGATAAGCCACTTTTGCCATTCGTCCAGTTCGATACCTTCGGGTTGCTCTGGAGAAGCCCAAGCCAGTTTTACGAGCTCGATTAGTTTATCCCCGTCTGTAGAGAACGCTGGAGTAAGAGCCTTGGTATAAATAGCGGGTAATCTAACCCCATGCGAAATAGTCATCGCTTTAGTAGAGCGTCCAATGGATCTACAGCCCCAGTATCACCGATAGAGCGTTTCAGTTCGAGATAAGTTTTACGAAGTTCCGCAGCTGTGGACGTGTTGGCTTTATTATCGAAGTCGCTGGCTAATGCGAGACAGATTTCCGCCAGTATCTTCTGATCTAACGTTAGTTCTAATTTCGATAGCCATGCTTCTAGTGCTGGTCTAACCACTTTAGGCTCCATATTCTGAATAATTTGCTTGGTCGGTAAAAATCCCTGA